GTTTCACCAATAGCATAACGGCGTTGACGTTTACCGCTCTTTGCTGGCTTAATTTCCAAAGTGCCGTATGTATTGCCGTTGTATTGGATGGCGTATGCCGCACCAGCGCCATCAAGGATTTTAATGGCCTTGTCGATTGCAACTTGGTGGATGCTCAATAAATCACTCATTTCATTTTGCTCCTTAATAAAACCGTGAATACATTTTGATTGTCTGCCAATCGTCAGCGTTAAGGAGATTGCTGATTTTTTCAGCTAACGCTTCTTTAAAATTTGGGTGACAACCGCCAGCCTCAACAATTGCGTCAGCCGCATCGCAAGCTGGGCAACAGAAGGTTGATGTTAATTTAAAGCTGCAAATTTTGCAGGTTTTAATGTCCATGATTGTTTGCTCCTTGTGTTTTTTCTAAAAGACCTATTTACATATGTAAAGCATTTTTTTATGGGCTAACAACACCTAACAAAAAGGAACCTACATGACGTTAAGCCATCAAGCTGTTATGCGTATTTACGGACGCGCTGCTGAACACAATATCACTGCTGGCAAGCTTGCCAAAGCTGCTGGCCTAAGTCGGGTCACATTAAGCAACTGGAAGCGCAAACGCTCAACGCCAATGCTTGAAGCATATCTTGCTGTCGAACAGGCGCTTGATGGATTGATTGCAGCCAAGACCAAAGGCAATGTTTAATCGTCGGTCAAAATTCAACGCCAAGAAAGCGTATTGCGCCCAGTGCCACAAGCATGACAGCAAACGCGAAGCTGCGCGATGTGATGAACTACATACATTATGGGCTGCGGGTGAGATTGGCGATTTAGTCATTCAGCCGCAGTTTTGGTTTATAATTAACGGCAGTCAGATGAAGCACGATAACGGGCGGCGCGTTGGTTATAAGCCAGACTTTTCGTATACCGAAAATGGCAGGGATTGCGTCGAAGATGTGAAGGGCATGGTCACAGCTGACTTCACTTTACGCAAGGCATTATTCAAAGCCCTGTTTCCGACAATCGAATTTCGGCAAACAAAGTAGCTTTATGAATGACTGATGTTGAGATAAGAGGGGGGCCAGCGAAATTAAGGAGCATCAAAATTTCGCTGGCCGCAATGCTAAATTTAAGGGGAAGTAGCACCGCATATGACAAATTATATACGCCATAAAACTATTTTGCAAGGCACATAGCCATGCACTATTTTCAATTTAACATTGGCGATTACGCCAGCCATACGCGCCACCTGTCATTGTTAGAGGATTTGGCTTATCGTCGGTTGCTTGATGTGTATTACCTAAAAGACGGTGTGCTTATTGGAACGGCAGCAGATGTTGCCCGACAGATTGGTATGCGCGACCACATTGCAGAAGTCGAACAGGTGCTACATGACTTTTTCATTGCCGACAATCAGGGTGGATGGGGCCATACAAGATGCGATGCAGAAATAGCGCATTTCCGCGATAAATCACTGAAAGCATCTAACGCTGGTAAAGCTTCTGCTAAACGTCGGAACAACGGACGTTCAACGGACGTTCAACCAACCAATAACCAAGAACCAATAACCAAGAACCAAGAAACAAATATACCCCTGAAGGGGAAAGTGTTGAAGCCTGAAGGTGTATCGCAACAGGTGTGGGATGATTTTATGGCTGTTCGGAAAGCCAAGAAATCACCTATGACGGAAACCGCATTGCGGTCTTTAATGAACCAAGCCAGCATTGCTGGATGGAATTTGCAGGATGCTATCAGCGAAGCAACAAGTCGCGGCTGGCTTACCTTCAAAGCTGAATGGGTAAAGGAGCAAAGAAATGGACAGCAATTTGACAGCGCAGGAACATCGGAGCGAGCAGCCCGACAAGCACTGCACGAAATATCAGGCGGCACTGGAAGCTTTGAAAGCGGCGCAGGAGAAATACCGACAGGCCACGCCACAGGAAATCATCATACTATTGACGCCATGCCTGATGCTGTGCGCTCCATCGGGTATGCAGGAGGGCGAACGGACAGCTTGGTATAAAGCCGCCGTAATGACAATAAACTATATCCCGCTGTCGATACTGCAACGCGCCTGTGAGCAAGCCAGACGTAGTTGTGACCATCCAGCCAAGATTGTTCCCTTCATCTGCAATTTTGAACCTGAAGCCGTCCGCTGGGCCAATGACGCGATACATCACGCACAGGCACTGATTGATAACTTTAACGCGCCACGCATCCCGAAGCAGGAAAAAGAATATATCACGCCAGAAGAATTTGCGGCGCTGAAAGAGGAATTGATGCAATCACTGAACGCCAAAGAAGGAATGAACTAATGATTTATGCCAACTTAATCCGTGAATGGGCCAAAGACCGCAACCTAATTGAAGGCAGCACGGTTCAGGCTCAATTCGTGAAGCTGATAGAAGAAATCGGTGAACTGGCCGAAGCCATCGCCAAGGGCAAGGACGAACAGTTTATGGATAGCATCGGTGACGCTTTCGTCGTGCTTACCATCTTGGCAGCGCAAAAGAATTTGGAAATTGAAGAATGCGTTGTTCACGCATGGCACGAAATCAAAGACCGCAAGGGCCGCATGGTTGATGGAATTTTCGTAAAAGAAGAATAAATGCACAAAAAATGCAAAAAGATGAAAAAAGGTGTTTACATATAAAATCACCAAGCTTACAAGGAGCCATCAACCACAGGGGTTCTACCCCGCCAACTAAGGAAAAAGACCATGATTACACTTACACCAGCTTCAAAAAGCCTTTTCATTAGCTTCGCAAAAGATGCTGATAATTGGGGTGGAGAGCCATTGGTTGACATCACCGCAGAACAGCGCGGCAACCTTACAGACCTTAAAAAGCATGGTTTACTTACAACTTTCCGTGATGAAGGTTGTGATTGGGTTATCTTTACATATGCTGGCAGAGAATTTGCAGCAGCAAACGGCATCGAATATTTTCAAAGATAATTATTGGGGGCTTCGGCCCCCACACGCCAGAGGCCCAGCCTCGCCAATACGGAGATGTAAAATGACATTAGTTACACAAGCAATCGAAACCAAATACATTAAAGCCACCAATAGCAAAGGCGGACGCATCAAAGCAACTGCATGGGCTGGCAGCGTTACACTGCCATACGACCATGCGTTAGACACCGAAACGAACCATAGGAAAGCCGCTTTTGCATTACTGCTTAAACTGCGGTGGAGCGGCAAGTATGCCCAAGGCGGGAATGTCAAAGGCGATGGTTACTATTTTGTAAAAGTAGAGGCCGCATAACATGATAACCCCAACGCTAAATATAAACGGCTCCAGCGCAAATGACCTTATTGCCCCGCGATTACAAGCATGGAGCAATTTGCGGGACGCTATTGAAGCTTTGCTAAAAGCTACGCCTAATGGCAGGGATTACGGCGATTATGAGCAATGCAAAGCAGACCGCAAAAAGCATTATGACCGCATCGAAGCTTTAGACAGTATATCCCGCGAAATTTACAAAGAGGCTATTGCCATTAAAAATCAGGAGCAAGGGGCATGACGCCACGCGAAAGAAACCTCACCATCATTGACCACATTGCATCCGATTACGGATATGATAGGCATGACATACTTGGTAAACGACGATTTAAGGTGCTGGTTGAAATACGTTACGAATGTATCAAGTTTTTTCGCGCACAAGGGTTTAGCACACCAGAAATAGGCCGGATTATGAAGCGCGACCACAGCACCATTGTTCATGCCTTGCAAAAGATAGCAAAAATGGAAGCAAAAAATGACACCATCTAAGTTAAAATTGGCAAGAAACTTTCTTGGTTACAGCCTGAACGACATGGCTGACGCCCTTCGCCTGTCACCAACAACGGGAGCGACCACCATACGCAAAATGGAAGCTGGCAAGATAAATATCACGGGGCCAATTTCCGTTGCCGTTGATGCGATGCTGAAGGGTTATGACCCCTTTGAGGACGAAAATGATGATGACTGCTACGGATTATATGAGCGACCTGATACGCTATAAGCATGGCGCAGATAAGGATAAGGCAGCACTGCTTGCTAAATGGCGCAAGCATCAGTGGTCAAATGAAACAATGCGGCAGTGGGCCAACTGGCAATGGAAAGAATTTGTCGGGTAATTATGCGACAGTTGCCAAAATGAAAACGAGTGTATAACAAGGGGCAATGAGCAATCCCAAAATTGAACAGCGTCTTGTCGCTGACTTAATCCCATATGCTGCAAACAGCCGCACCCATTCCGATGCCCAAGTCGCGCAGATAGCGGCAAGCATAAAAGAATTTGGCTGGACAAACCCAATTCTGATTGATGGCGATAACACCATCATTGCAGGGCATGGGCGCTTATTGGCCGCACGAAAGCTTGGCATGGAAGAAGTTCCAGCCATTATTCTTGACCACCTTAGCAAGTCACAGCAACGCGCATTGGTGATAGCCGACAACCAGCTTGCCCTAAACGCAGGGTGGGACATGGAAATGTTAAAGGCAGAAATTGAAGACCTGAAGCTTGATGGCTTTGATTTGGATATTCTGGGCTTTTCTGACGCAGAATTAAAAGATTTTTTTGATGAAATGGATGGCTTAGGCACATCTTTGGATGGTGACAAATATACCACAAAAATCACTGTCCCAATTTATGAGATAAAAGGCGCAAAGCCTGAACTTGCGGAAATTTTTGACCGCTCCAAAACCAAAAGCTTGCTGAACGACATTAAGTCTGCCGATTTACCAGATGACATCGCTGAATTTCTAATCGCGGCGGCAGAGCGGCACACAAAATTTAATTATGAAAACATCGCTGAATTTTACGCCCATGCTGACGAGCCATTACGCAAGCTTATAAGGGACAGCGCCCTTGTCATCATCGACTATGACGCAGCCATAGAGCATGGTTATGTAAAGTTGACCAAAGAGTTGATGGAATTGAGCGACGAACATGAAGACGTTTAATGGTCAAAAATTCGCGGTAATTATTCCTACATACGGAAGGCCTCACAAAGTTTTTACGCATAGAACGCTGCGTAGGTCTGGCTTTACTGGCGACATTTATCTGCTCTGCGATGACAGTGATGCATCGCTGGACGAATATAAAAAAATCTATGGCGATAAAGTTTTGGTTTTTAGCAAAACCGATGTCATTGGCACATTTGACCGCATGGATAACTTTGACCGCCGAAATGTGGTCGTTTATGCCCGAAATGCTATTTACGAAGCCGCAAAAAGCGTCGGCCTAAAATACATTTCAGTGCTTGATGACGATTACACATCACTGCGCTATCGCGTAAATGCCAATTACGAATACAAAAGCGCCGGAAAAATGGAAAATGCAGACAGCGTGTTTGCCTGTTTTTTAGATTTTCTGGAAACCACACAATGCAGCACAATCTGTTTCGCACAAGGTGGTGATTTTATCGGCGGCAAAAGCAACATCCGTCTGGCTGTGAAAAAAACACCGCTGCGTAAAATGATGAACCTATATTTCTTCGACGTAGACCGCCCTGTCGAATTTATGGGGACAATTAACGAGGATTTGACCGCATCGGTTGCAGAGGGAATTGTTGGCAGGGTTGTTCTAACCACGCCGCTGGTCACAATCGAGCAGATGGCGACACAATCCAATTCTGGCGGCTTAACGGAAATCTATCTGGATTTAGGCACATACGTCAAAAGTTTTTATAGCGTCATGTATGCACCAAGCGCCGTGCGGGTCGCATCAATGGGAACATCATCTAAGCGGCTGCATCATCTGGTATCTTGGAAACACGCAGCGGCTAAAATTATCAGGGAGACAGTATGACCTATGCGTTAACGATATGGTCGGAACTGCCCTTGGCTGTGACTGCGTATATCATGGTGCAACCATCGCCAAACTGTTGAGCATACTGCTTTGCTTCTTCGATGGTATCGAATTGCATACGAGTGCGAGTGCTGGGGCGGCGACCACGGATGGCTGTAAAGTAAACCGCATTATCTAAGCAGAATGTTTGGCGTGTATCTAAATTTGTCATGTTTTTGCTCCTTATGATATGAACCATTTAATCGACTACAAATATATGTAAAGAGGTTTTTTCAATGGCTGATACAAAGCTAACCGCAAAGCAAGAGGCTTTCTGCCAAGCAATAGCTGATGGCATGGGTCAAGCAGACGCTTATCGCATTGCCTATGACGCTAAAGGCATGAAGGATAACACCATTTATGTCAGGGCGTCTGAACTGATGAACGAGGGTAAGATTAAGGTAAGAGTGGCAGATTTAAAAAAGGCTTTGTCAGATAAGCAATTATGGTCGCGTGAAATGTCCGTAAAAGGGCTTGTTGCCGCATATAAAGTCGCCAATGAGAGCAAGAACGCATCGGGCATGACGGGTGCAATTAAAGAGTTGAACGCAATGCATGGGTATAACGAACCCGCCAAACTATCAGTCGATGTTCGCGCATTGACGCCTATCAAGGATGAAGACTGGCTTTGACCTTCACACCAAGCCAAAGTGATTTTATTTATAGCACAGCCCCATTCCCTGCCTTCGTTGGTGGCTTTGGGTCTGGCAAAACGGCTGCGGGTATCGCACGGCTAATGAGGCTGAAGCGGTATTGCCCAGAGCAAGATGTTGCGTATTATCTGCCAACATATCCGCTTATTGAAGACATTGCCTTTCAACGCTTCCCCGCTTTGTTTGAGCGCAACGGCATCCCATATAAATTAAACCAGCAAAAGGCCGTGCTTGAAACAGATATAGGCCGCATCATTTTCCGTAACATGGAACAGCCTGACCGCATTGTTGGTTATGAAGTGGCGCATAGTGTTGTCGATGAACTTGATACGCTGCCTATCGAAAAAGCGCGTATGGTCTGGAATAAGATTATCGCCCGTAACCGCCAAAAGGCCATGACAGTTGGCGGCAAAGCTGTCCGCAATACTGTGGCTGTCGCTACAACCCCTGAAGGCTTTCGCTTTGTTTATGACCGCTGGGTAAAAAACAAGGCTGAAGGCTATGTGCTGTTTAAGGCAAGAACTGCTGATAACGCTGCAAACCTTCCTGCTGATTATATTCAGAACTTACAAAACAGCTACAGTAGCAGCTTGCTTGCCGCATATCTTGATGGCGAATTTGTCAACCTGACGGCTGGCAGCATATATCCAGAATTTGACCGCAAGCTGAACATTACGTTTGCAACCATACAAGAGCGCGAACCATTGCACATCGGTGTTGACTTTAACGTCAACAATATGAGCGCCGTCGTGTGCGTGATACGCAATGGCGACCCACTTGCACTGGATGAATTATCGGGTGTGCGCGATACGCCAACACTGATACGCATATTGCAGGAACGATACGCTGGGCATCAAATCACAGTTTACCCTGATGCATCTGGCGGGGCCACAAAAAGCATTAACGCCAGCCTATCAGATTTAACGCTTTTGCGCTCCGCTGGTTTAACAGTATTGGCAAATAGTAAAAACCCTGCCGTCAAGGATAGAATTATTGCGGTCAACCAAATGATTTGCAACCAAGGCAAACGAAGGCTGTTGGTTAATCCTGACAAATGCCCCAATGTCATTGAAGGTCTGGAGCGCCAAGCATACGCGAAAAATGGTGAGCCAGATAAATCAAGCGGCTTTGACCATTTGAATGATGCTATCGGCTATTTTATTGCATATAAATATGCTATCGGTAGAGGAACGGTATCCTTTGCTCAAATTTCTGGGGTGTAAATGTCTGTCTCCAACACCAACACCGAATATGACGCTAACCGCTTTAAGTGGAAGCGTTGCCGCGATGTCATCGCTGGTCGTGACGCTCTAATCCAGAACTATGTCAGCAACACGCGCTACACTGGAAGTCTTTACAACCCGTCATTTGATACGAACAACTATCTGCCACGGCTAACAGGCCAGACGGATGTTGAATATGTGACGTATCAGGAACGGGCTGGCTTCTTTAACGCAAGCGCACGGACGCTGGATGCTTTCACGGGCATGATATTTGCCAAAGACCCAATTTATAAGCTGCCCACTGCTATTGAGCCTTATGCTGAAGACATCACGCTTGCTGGCGACAATCTGCGCGAATTTAGCGAACAGGTTGTGGAGCAACAGATTGCAGTTGGTCGCGTCGGCATTATGGTCGATTACCCTGCCAATGCGCCGACCAACATCACGATTGCCGCTGCCGAAGCATTAAACATTCGCCCGTTCTTGCGGTATTACACCGCCGAAAGCATCATTAACTGGCGCACCAGCTATGTTAATGGCGCACAGGTGCTAACGCTTGTGGTGCTGAAAGAAACTGTCGATGTGCAGGAAAACGAATTTACCACCAATCAGGTTACGCAATATCGCGTCCTTGACCTGACGGAGCAAGGTTATCGCGTTCGCGTAATGACCGACGATAACGAACTGATTAGCGAAATGTATCCGATACAGAACGGCGGCACGTTGCGTTACATCCCGTTTGTTATCCTTGGTGCTAACAGCGCGACTGCCACAGTGCAGAAACCACCATTGCTTGACTTGGTAGATACGAACCTTGGTCACTATCGCAACAGCGCCGATTATGAGCATGGCTTGCACTTCACTGGCTTGCCAACCCCATATGTTGCGGGTGTGCAGTTACCAGAAGGCGCAACGCTGTCTGTCGGCTCAATGAGCGCATGGATATTCCCTGACCCAGCCGCAAACGCTGGCTATCTTGAATTTAAGGGCGATGGTCTAAAGACACTGCGCGAAGCACTGAAGGACAAAGAACAGCGCATGGCTGTCTTGGGCGCACGGATGCTTGCCGACGATAAGCGCACCGCTGAAGCTTTTGGCACTGTCGAATTAAAGACGGCTGGCGAACGGTCAGTGCTTGCATCAATCAGCCGTTCTGCATCGGACGCTATCACCCGCGCATTGAACTGGATGGCCGAATGGGTCGGCGCACCACAGGACGTAGAATTTAGCCTGAATACCGACTTTGGCGCTGCGCGTATGGCTCCACAGATGGTCACAGCATTACTTGGTGCATATCAAGGCGATGCAATGCCGCTTTCCGTTCTATTCGAAAATTTCCAGCGCGGTGAACTTGTTTCGCCTGACATGGAATTTGAAGAATACGAAGCGCAGTTGGCCGACGCTGGCCCAAGCTTTGATGACCAATCGCCTGATGTTTCGGACGTTTCTGATGCAGTCACGCCTGATAACAGCTTGCTTGACAACATCCGCAGCCGTTTGGGGCTTTAAGAATGGCTATCAGCGAGGAAATAATTGCCTCGCTAGTAGAGGCCGTTGCTGCGTTAAATCGGCGCACCAACGATGCACTGTCACGCACAATGATAGCGGGGCCGCAAGGTGAAGCTGGCCCACAAGGTGAACGGGGCGAGGATGCACCTCCTGTTACTGACGAACAAATCAAAGCTGCTGCTGTCGCTTGGCTGCAAGATAACATATCACAGCCAGCCGACGGCATTGACGGACAAGACGGACAGCAAGGCCCAGAAGGTCGCCCACCAACGGATGAGGAGATACAACTTGCAGTTAATGTCTGGTTTGAAATTAACCGCGCTTCATTGGTTGGCCCTGCTGGAAGCGATGGCCGCGATGGTGCTGATGGTCGGGATGGCCGCGATGGTAGCGATGGTCGTGACGGTGCTGCTGGTGCTGATGGTTCCGACGGCACTGGTGTGGCACTGGTGGAGCAGCGCGACGATACGTCTTTCTGGATAACACTGACGGATGGTCGGGAATTTCAGATTGAACTGCCCAAACCCAAGGTAAGTGGCTTTTATGGCGGCGGTGGTGGCGGTGGCGGAAGCGGCGGCGCGACTTATTTAAGCGAATTGCAAGATGTTGCTGTTGCTGGTATTCTCAACGAAGACATTTTGCAGTATGACCAAGACGCGCTACTATGGCGCAACAAGCCTGTCATTATTGATGGCGGGACATTCAACTAAGGACGGGCAATGGCACGGATACAAATTAAGCGCGGGTTAAAGGCTAATTTACCAACAACAGGTATGCTGGCTGGTGAACAGCATTACACCACTGACCGTTCGACCATGCACGTTGCCATTGACGCAACGACATCGCAGCCTGTCGTGCCAGCCGTTGATGACCTTGGTTCTATCGGCGCGGTTGATGGCGCTGCCGACCTTCTGCTTATTCATGACGCAAGCGCAACAGGCGTTAAGGCAAAGAAAATCACGATTGCCGACTTTAAGACGGCACTGAACATCCCCAATGGCGATACCGACGAAAAGGTTGCTGTGGTTGCTGGCGGCACTGCTGGCTACATCTGGGGAACAGACGGCACGAATGGCGTCATCCGCCTTAATTCGTCGATGGAATGGACAAAAGACGCTGGAAATGGCTTTGTAACTTTGGCTGTGGGGACTGTAGACCTCGGCACGTTCTAAAAACATTATCCCAGCTATATAGCAGAAAAGGGAAGCCATATGGCATTATTGAAATTTAAGCGCAGTGCTGTTCCTGCGAAAGTTCCTGCGCTTAACGACCTCGCATTGGGCGAACTGGCTATCAACACTTATGATGGCAAAGTTTACACCAAGAAGGATGACGGCACACCCGCTATCGTCGAAATCGGTGGCAATTCCAGCGGCATCACCACAATCACATCGACTGATGGCTCGGTCACTGTAACTGGCAGCGGCGCAACCCGCGACTTGTCGGTTGCCGTTGCTGGTTCGACCACAAACGTCCTTGCCCTTGTCCGCAACAACACTGGCGCGACATTGACTAAAGGCACTGTCGTTTACATCAATGGTTCGCTTGGCCAAAACAGCACGGTTGCCAAAGCCCTTGCAACTGGTGACGCAACATCAGCCCAGACGCTTGGGTTGATGACAGCCAACCTTGCAAACAACGCAACAGGTTATGTCACTGTCATTGGCACAATTACAAATATCGACACATCCGCATTTTCGGATGGCCAACAGCTTTACCTAAGCCCAACAACGGCTGGCACATTTACTGCAACTAAGCCTTATGCACCAGCGCATTTAGTATA